GTTAAATGTCTTTCCGCAGATGCAGCACTTAAAAGTTTTTCTTTTTTCCATTTCATATAAGTTTATCGTTCAAACAATACTTCAATACCGCAGGAGCTGGCAACGTCAAGCTCCAATTTTGCACCTTTGCTAAGTTCCCAACCATCCAACATATAGATGTAACTGCAATTGAGCAGCATCCCAATGTCAACGCGCATGTGCTCTCTCCAATGGGAACTTTCTGGAAGCCCATTCAAAAAAGGATTTACGGGTATGTATCCCATTTCTTCCAGTACATAGGCAGCCTTTCCAAAGGCTATCCGACGCTCTTCAACATCATAGTGGGCTATCGCTCCACTGATGTACACTTTTTTGTTCTTAATCATACTTATGTTATTTCTAATTGCACATAAAAATTATATTCTCTCATCAATCTTCCTACCTGCACAATAGACTTTATGTTAGTTCCGTATGGAAGGTATATGACGCGATGCCTTGTATCACACCTTACGCCTTTTTTTCGTAGCCTATATAGCAGGTTCTTTCGTCGTTGTTTATCCATCGTGTATTGCTTCATCAAGTCCGGCTCGTATAGCTCCCTCTTCCCAAATGGTGAATGGGACGCCAGGCGAGTTCATAAATCGGCTCTTGGCCATAGCTCTGAAACCTTGAACCAGAATCTTAATATCTGCATCATATTCCACCTTTCGTCCCACACGTCCCTCTGGTCTTACGCCCTCCGCATGACTGATAAATATTAGCAACTTACCTGGCAACGATTCTTTGAGGTCCTTGTAGCTCAGATAGGTCAGACCGCTGTATTGCAGACTGTCAATAATTACTATTCCCGGGGAACGTTTCTTTTGCAGTCTTTCTATCAGCTTGTCAATAGGTTCTCTGTCGAGGATGAGGAAACGGCCATTTACTTCTTCCATCTTATGGCGTTTCAAACTCATCTGCAGTGACAACCCCGTGCTTTCTTCAAGGCTGTCATATATCACCTTATCAAATCCGCACAGATACTTGGCAAGTTGCATGACAAAGGAGCTTTTTCCGTTCCCCGGCATTCCCCATATAATCCACGTTCCGCTTTGTGCCGGTGTGCCAAGACTCGCTTTCCAGTCTCCATCGAATTCATAGCTTGGCCGTCTCATGGCTGCTACCTCCGTGGGTGAGTATGCACGTTTTGGCTTTCTGTTCCTCCTCCGCTCCTGTGCCTCCATCTCTGATATGCGTCTGCGAAGCTCTGCATTTTCAGAGACAAGCTCAGCTATCTTTTTTGAAGCGTCATCCATACTCATACTCCTTTCTTCAGCTTTTCAAGTTCGGTATAAACACGTCTCAGCCCTCCGCCTGTCTTGTTCACTATTCGCATGATGTCCGTTCCTGCAGGGGCATTCACTTTTGCAACAATAGCCGCTTGTGCCTTTAAGAATTTGGCGCGTTCCAGTCCGTCATCAGGAGTAACCTTGCTATAAGTGTCACCATAACGGCTTAGCATCTCTGTGTATCCTACCTTCTTGCCTTCAATGGCTCTGTTTATCTTTTCTTTCAGACCATCTGCTCCCATCATATACCAAGCACAGCAGCGCTCGGTGGCATTCCATAGAGCTTTCAATTCCAAGAATGCTTCATATTGCAGATCACCGGCTTCATCAAGGATGACGAGTGGGGTATCAATGGTGCGGAGATAAGCCACAAGGTCGTCGTAAACATCGGCATATCGTCCATTGGAACCTACACCAAATTCTTTGGCTATCTTGCGGATCAGCTTCAGCTTCGTTTTCACCTGAGAGCAGTCCACATATACAGCGTGCTTGTGGCTCTTTACATAGATTTTAGCGGTGAATGTCTTGCCGATATTGGGCATATCACACAGGATAGCACTGATACCGCTCGATTGGCATAATGTGAGCTGCTCATTGATAAACACGTATGTAAAAGTTTCGGCTGCTTTCCATTCCATCTCCTGGCGAAGCGTTACCCCGAGCCTTCTTGCTATACATATCCAGTTGGCTTCGCTGACCTGTTTTTCAAGGTTACCCTTTTTGATTGCGTTATACACGCTGGCTGATATACCGAGGCTGACAGAGTGTTTGTTGTCACTTGGATAATTCTCACGGTCGGCTGTGATAGCCTCACAAATTCTTTTCTTTATCTCACTTGTAATTTCCATTTCTAATGCTGTTTTAATGTTATTATAATTGGATTAAACCATGGAAGAACCAACTCCTTTGTATTTGCTGGCATCCATATACTCGCTCAGGTCATCATCATCGTCCATCACCTCAATCACTTTCACCTCCTTGGCTTCCAACTTGGATATTTCGTGGCTTTCTGCCTTTGGTGATACGGCGACACGCTTTATCTTTCCGTCCTTAATCATCTTATCAAACTGGCTCACATATTTGGCCTGTTCGGTGTAGGCTTCACGGTCTGCTTCAGTTTGTTCGGCTGTAGCCTCGTTATAGCGCTCAATGAGGCCGCACGTGGCGATAAACTTATCATCCTGCCAGATATACACCTCGTTGATGTTCCCGTCAATGTCGGGCAAATAAAAGGCTCTAACCTTTAGATTATGAGGAGCAAGCTTCGCGATGTCTTCAGGACTTGGCAGCCGATATTGCTTATATTGCACGGTGCAATAAGTGTTTTGGCGGATGCTTGTGTCGGTCCACTCTCCAATATAGCGGTACAGATAAGGTTTGTCCCACGGTTGCAGGTCTGGATTCTGCATTTTGCAAAGCACATCCCATCTGGTCATTCCTGGGTACAATTTTTGATTCGGGTGCTTCATGTGATTATACTCGTCAATGGCTCTGATGTCATCGGAAACAAGTTCATCATAGCTGTAGCTCTTTTCCTTATAGGTGTCGTTGTACTCGTCATATACTTTTGTACGGTTGGAGCGATTGGATTCCAGTCTCGCGTACCAGCGACCGATGTTTTGCTGAAGGTTCTTTTCAACTCCGTACTTCTTGGCTCGGTTAAAGTGCTCTGCGCGTTTTTCCTTAGAGTTCCCGGGGTTACACCAACGTATCAATGGGAACACGACTCCGGCCTTCATCAGTCCGTCTCCGAAGTTGTCCACCAGGTGGTGCTCAACTTCAAGTTCTGCCGGCATATACATTCCGTTGCGGTCAAGCGTCTGAAACATATTTCTCATACAGTCCAGGAATAGTTCTGCAACCTTTAGCTTGTTATAAGCATATCCTACCACACATCCGCTCGTTACATCGTATGCGTAATATGCTTTCACTCTGTTTCCATCGTGCATTGGGCGTGGAAGGTCCCGGTCATCAAGAGAAATCTTGCTGAGCGAGAACTGTCCGCTGTGGCGCAGATGGTATGGACGATAGTTGTTGTTGAACTCCCATGAGTCCTGCATCATCTTAGCACGTAAAGCTTTGTTCTTTGGGTTGTTCAGAATATTATAGATGGTCTTCTCGCTCAACACGATGGGGTCACCTTTCTTATTCTTGAAATCCTCGGGATCAAAGCACTCTCCTGTTTCCGGATCTGCCACTTCTATCTTACCAAGCACAAAATCGTTATACATCTCTGCTACCACTGTTGTGTATGGATTAGTCGCAAGCACCGACAAGCTCAGAACAAGCTGCTCTACCATCACACTCACCTTCCTTTTGTTCTGATTGCTGAATTTTCGGCTTATCAGGCATTCATACCCAACACTCTTAAACTCCTCAACCTTCCTTTGAAAACGATTTGGGCTAAGAGGAAGCGTGTGACCGAATTCTGTCTGATAATAGCTTATCGCACCGACCATCTCTCCCCAATTCACTTTGTTTCCTTGCATAGCCTTCCGGATTATCTTTGTATCATTCATCAGACCTAACACCGCCTGCAGAACACTTGCATTAATCGTGTACTCGTTGATTTTTTCCGGGGGTAAGGATGAGCTGTTTTCAAACCGGAACCGGGTGTACCAGCTCCTGGCTTTGGAATCTATGCAAAAATGAGAGGAGAGCCAGTCTTTCAATATGTCTGATTTCATATCTCCGTATTTTAATTTGATATGGTCTTTGAACCGTTGTGGCAATGTGGCAAGCTCGACAAGCGCGTAGTTTCCGAGACCTTTCCCGGGGCGAACCACGTTTATTTTTTTGCGACTGCTTAATTGCTTGTAGTTGGGTTCACTCATTATTGGGGCGAGTATTTCGGGCGATAGCGTTTTGGGGCTCTTCCCATCGAGCACACGGCTTTGCGTCCAGTCCTCCGTTCCGTCCTCATTGATGAGAGGACGGTCATCGTATGTAAGGTCGTTGGCCGATATGCACAATATCTTTCCGAAATATTCCATAGTCTTCTTATAGGGCTTGCGCCATCTGTTCTACTTCCTGTTGTAGGTTCATAAACTCAGGGATACCTTTGGGCTTCTCTATGCGTTTCAACGATTCATCAACATAGACTTTTACCTCGTCATTCTTCCGGTTATACACCAGTTTCACACGGTTACCCCAGCGTTGGGTCATTGTCTCCTCAACCTCCTCGAACGTGGTCTCGCACTCCGGAATAAAGTCGCCTACCAGCGCACCTCCTCTTTTTATCGCGAGGGTTCTGATACGGCGAGCCATATCACTTTGACTTTGGAAATGCAATGCTTTCCATACCTGCATTCTTGAACACTTAAATGCCTTCATGAGGAACTCTTTATCCTCACCTTCAGTTATTATCTGCTTTTTCATAATTCAGTTCTCTTTTGATTTCTATTTGTTTTCATCTTAGCTCATCTATTGTCGGATCGTCAAAGACTTCCTCAAGTTTGCCTTTCACGTAAGCCATTGAACACTCTCCTTCGGTGACTATCACCATCTTGACCTCATCTATCTGGTAGATGAACGTTTCTTCATCTTCGACGTCATGAACAAAGCCATCTACTTTTTTCCATTCGTCGAATCCTACTGATACATTAATTGCCTTCATATTTTTCCTATTTAAGTTTATCCAATATCTCTTTCAACTTGAAACGGTACTCGTCTGCAAGCTCATGGAGCTCACCTATTGCGATAAATGCCGGTTCGTCTTCATCTGATACATCAAAACCATGGCCGTTGTCGATTTCCATCTTTCCCATCAACTGGTCACAGCCGTAAAACAGGCTTTCGGTCATGGAGCAAAGCCTTCGCAACTCCTTTTTCTTGTTTTCTTCCATCCTTTTTATATTCTTTAATTGCAAATTTTCTTTAATCTCGCGCCTTTTTACTATCTTTGGCGCGGTGTTTACATCTGAAACACGCTGCAAAGATACGTGATAATTTTCAACCTACAAAATATTAGGGGGATTATTTTCAACCTTACGGCGATTTTTCTCACATCAATAAAAACGTACGCACATGTGCAATATTATTAAAAGAATACAGGCGATATCCACTCATGAAGGCATTACAATAGGTGCCTTGGAGAAAAAAATCGGGGCGAGCAAAGGCGTATTGTCACGTGCTATTAATAATGGTACTGACATTCAAAGTAAGTGGCTGGAGTCATTGGTTGAAAATTATCCCAACATAAACACGGATTGGCTTCTATCTGGACAAGGTCACATGCTAAAGCAGGTAGTAACACAAAACACGCCAAAAGCTATACATACGACAAGCCCTGTCGATGGAATTCCTCTTATACCCATAGAAGCCATGGCTGGTGCTTTTACTACAGAGAAAACCATACTTGAATATGAATGTGAACGTTATATTGTACCGATGTTCAAAGGGGCAGATTTTCTTATACCAGTAAAAGGGTCTTCTATGTATCCAAAATATAGCAGTGGAGACGTTGTAGCATGTCAACGAGTACCCATGACCGATTTGTTTTTCCAATGGAATAAGGTCTATGTGATTGACACGACACAAGGTGCACTCATTAAACGTATAAAACCCGGGAGCGATAAAGATAAAGTTCTTATTGTGTCCGATAATGAGAAATATGATCCATTCGAACTTCCTATATCTTCAATTAATGCCGTAGCTTTGGTTATAGGTGTAATTCGTCTCGAATAATTGAAGTTACTACATGTTCACACACGTGTACCCCTACAGGGCTATAAATATGGTACGCACACACAGGAAAACACGTTTTTTCAACGCAAAACCATATAAATGCTTTATATATCAGTACTTTACAAAATATTTATGGTGCATTTTCCACCATTTTAATAATGTTTTTTTAGGCACTTATAAAACTGTTTTCGTTCAAAAACAATGTTTTTTTGTCATTTTCTTCACGAATAACCACATCGAAAAACATTCAAATGTAACCCTAAATGTAACCCTAAACTTTTGAAAAGTGTAACCCTAAGTTGTAACCCTAAGTGTAACCCTAAGTTGTATTTTAACCACTTTTCACACAATTAAGAGCATAAAAAAAGGTGCATCTCTGCACCTCGAAATACCATCATATTGCTGGCATCAGCAGTTAAGACATCAAATGTTGCTGTAACCTTGTTCTAATGTCATTTTAAGCCCTCTCTATGGCATCATTAGGCGGAAGGCTAACAAGTCTCCAGGACTACTCATCTTTGCGCCGTATGGAGCCCGAAATGAGCGTAGACTGTTTTATTATAGCCCTTTTCGTAATAATAGAGCCATTCCCAGACAGTCCGGCATGAAGTAAATATCCCTTTGTTGCAGCCACTTCTTCAGCTGTTAATACGGTGTAAACAGCCGTAATACTCGAAAAATAGAAGTCTTTGAGCCCATTATGCTTCCCGACAATCAAATGAACGTGTATAACTTTTGCCATAATCTCATTATTTTAGGCTGCAAATATACCAAATATTTATTATATGGAATATATTTGAAGATAGAAATTTGAAAAATGCCCTCAAAAAAACCAATTATAACGGCACAAAAAAAAGGCGACCATCATCGCCATGCTCCACTATCACCCTCGCGCTGATGAACGCCCATCTCTCGCTTTACATATTTACCTCATTCGTCGGATCAATGTAAAAAAACACTTCACCATACCAACATCCTGAGCTTCCTGATGTAAAGCTGATGTAAGGCCAATGTTAAGTTTTCAACCGTTTCGTTTTTCCTGTACCTTTTTCTGATGTGGCTCTAACTCTTTGTAAACAAACGGTTTTAGGCTCTTTTCATTGAATATCGTTTTACCTCTTTCGTTTTACGCCCCATAAATGTTTGGTTTACCCCTACGGAAGAAGGAAAAAAATTAAATTACATTTTCTTATGTTGGGCACAGAAGCCCAAGTAAAAAGAAATCATGAAAACAAAAGAATTATTATTAATAGCATTGGTGCTATGCTGCTCAATGGGAATGCAGGCACAATGCAATGATACAACCTACATCTGTAATAATGGAT